GTGATACCACCAGAAGATGAAACAGTTGTGAATGAACCTGCGGCTGGCGTAGTGCCACCGATAACAGTACCGTCAATAGTGCCCCCAGTCAGCGTGACAGCCGCTGAGACAAGCGCATCAATGTTTGCAGTACCATCGATGTATAGGTCTTTAAACTCCGCGCCTACCGCACCTAAATCGATATCGTCATCTGCTACGGGAACAATCGCGCCATCTTGAACACGAACCTGCTCAACTGCCGCGCCTGATACCTCAGAGTAGATAGAAACACGGTTGTTTGATGTGTCTACAACAACCTTATTGTTACCATCCGTGTCAGCAATCAAACCAACATAAGCACCCTCATCCGAAGAGCCATCATGGTTGTGTCCCCCTGCGAATGCAAAAGCATCACGAAGCGCGTTATACTCAGCATTGATCGGTGCTGACTTAACTGTTTCTCCGGGGATGATATCCGCAGTGGATTGTCGAGTATATCCTGCCATATTATTATCTTACCGCCTATCTCCGAGCCCGAATAGAATACTAAGCCCTTGAATGTTGTGACTTGCGTTTGTGTCGTTAGTTACGTACCGGAAACTCACAGATTTACCGGAGCCTGAAAAGTTTGTTTCAATAACCGGAGAAGGGTTACCGTCAAAGATTGCTGTGGCGTCGTATTCAGCTTCGTTGTAGAAAGCCGCCGCCCCTTCGGTATTGAGAGTGAAGTTACCCGGATTCGATACGTTCTGGTCTTCGTAGTCGTACACGATAGATAGAACGATGTTGTTTGTGCCCTCAGACCGGAAGAAAGTCGCAACCTTGTAGAAGATCTTACGGAGCTCTGTGTCTCCGAAGTAGAAATAAGGAGTCTGGAACAGGCTGAAGATTTCGGTGCCGTCGAATGAAGTACCGAGTTCTTGCCGGTGAACTTTTCCGTTTGAGTCGCCGTGTATTACGTACTCAGTCTTTCCGATGTAACCACTGGCGGCGCACGTTGCGTCGATACCTAGAAGTTGTCCAAACTCGAAACCGATGCCTCCTTGATTCTGGCGTAAACCACCAATCACACCGAGAGTTTCTGCTGTCTCAAAGAGAATCCTAAATTGAGACTTCTGGCGGACAACTAAAGTCGAGAGCTTGTCGAGATCCTGATTCTCGATGATATCTGAAATAATTGCCTGAATAGGCTTAGATACAGTTTCGAGGTTTACATCACCTATTTTATCAGTACCTGACACTGGGCGCAACCCATCAGGACCTAAAAATAACAAATCACCTGCAATTTCTATCACAGAGTCTGCGGCGATACATCCAAGATCACTCGTTACCGTTGCGACAACAAAGTCTGCGATGCTCGTGCCCGCAAGTTTCTTGATCTGGTTTGTCCCAAATATGTAGAGCTCATCCCGGAAGGATTTTATCTGGACAATTGGAAAACCCACGTTGATTGTTCCCGCCCCTGACGCGGCAGAAAAATCTGTCTCGTTGAAGGGGGCAGAAAAAAATAAGTTATACGGCTCTGTAGAATCGCCAGCTAAAAAGATGTGGTTCTTGAAGTCAACACCAACAGAAGGGTCAGAGGGAGCATTAGTGTGGGTAATTTGAGTGTACGTTGTACCGTCGTAAAACGCCGCTGGGTTAACCCCGTCGACAAGAAGGATACGGTCCTCCGTAAAGTTGTACGGGATCATCCTAACCTTGTTGACGCCAGACATCGTCGGACTACCCGCTGTAGTCACAGCGTCCCACGAATCTGTTCCTGAGTTCCACTTATGAAAGTAATTGTTTCCGGAAGATGGAGTACGACACGCAAAGATGCCATCATTTACACCGTTAGCCACACACACTCCGAGAACCTTACCTGTGCCTGCTACGGTACCGAAAGAATTTGTAAATCCTGTAATACGACGATAGCCACCGTTAAGGGATGGCTCGTAGTTGATTAATCGGACTGCGCTACCCGGCTGGTTTTGTCCCTGAGAAAGTACGTCCCGGCTGGTGTCGAGGCCGCCTCCGCAAGATACTGTCTGTACTTGTAGCTGATCCATCAGCCCACCACATTAGCGCGGAAGTAATCGGGCGGGTCGAGAAGTACGCGACGCATAAACTCGAGACCTTCTTTAAACTTTTGCGTGTGGTAGTTAGTTGCTTGGTCGTTAGAGCGGAACCGCATCATATATACCATTGCACCTTCAATAATTACGTGATCGAAACGCGGAGGAATAATTGTCGTGTCGGTGTATAACGCTAAATCACTAGGGAAAGAGTTGTACACGTACTCAATTGTGTACGCTTGATCCGGCGGAGGACTAACGCCGAACTTAGTCTTTTGTGTGCGGTAGATTCGTTCCGGCTTTGAGTAGGAAGAAGATGCAAGGTTCGCGTCGTTTGCACGATGGCTTTCTTGGTACTCATCGTAAGAAATGGTGTCGAGTTTAGCTCCGTCAACAACAGGGGAGAGTGCCGCGTCTTTTTGTAAGAAGAACGAGTCCCAGTCGACTACGTGGAGATCAACAGGAAAATCATACTCTTGTGTTCCGGAAGTCAAGACCTGTGTAGTCGTCGTTGTTGTAAACGGCCATTCTTGTACGTAAGAAAGAATTTCACGGATTGAGTAGTTGATTGAGTCTTTTGCTAGGGCCTGTACGTTACGGGCCGATGCGAAATCAGTCTCGTCGAGTACAACCTCATTGAGTCTCCGGAGAAGTCTGTTTGTTAAACTCAAATACGTAGATGACATTACTTACCTCAACCCGGTAGAATAAAGAATTCTTCGACGGTACACATCGCGTCAACAGTCGGTGTAGTACCATCTGCCGTAATTTTGATTGTGTCTCCGGTCTCCATAATCATTTCAGCACCAGTGAATTGTATGTAATCTCCAGAGCTCATGTTTTTAGAGCCGAGAATGTGAGCTACAGAGTCGACACCCAGTGCTGTTTGCGTGGCTGATGCTCTATTAAATGTAACGTCTACCGATACAGTGCCGCCGTAGTTTACGATGTGGAACATGGATACGTGAGAGCGGCAATTTGCAGGACACGTATATAGTGTCTCTTCTTGATCGTCAACATCACACGTTATATTGTGCGTCTGAAGACGACTGTGACTTGCAATATTTGAAGAGCTCAAACCCACTCACCTGTAGCCATCGCCTGACAGAGTCTCTCTGCCCGACGGCCTACCTGCTTTGCCCAGCGAGAGTCCATAGCCTGATTAGCGGCTTCTTCCCAATCTTCTTCTTCGATTGCGGCCCACATGTTTTGAAACTTGAGGAGAGTCGGGATACCTAGATTGAAGCCCATGTCAACAAGGACGCGCTGACGAACAGCATCAAGTCCAGCAACCACGGGTTTTTTCTCAAGAAGTTCATCTTCTACGATCTTGATGTCATTCTTTAGAAGATAACGTGCTTCGTCTTCCGTGATACCACGATCTTCGATGTTGCGACCAACTCCTATGGTCAACTTATCCGCTGTACACTGGTAGGGCTTGAGCTCAAGACCTTCGTGGTCGATGAGTTGATCTTCCAGTGCTGTCATGTCGTATTTCATCATGCGTTTAACAATTCCATTTCTTACGTGACCAATAGTTTGCACTGAACTTATCGTCGGTGCCCTTGATGCCCGAAGACCGAGCACAGTATGATTTTTTATTAGCGGGCTGGTCTTTCTTGATACTCATCTTGGGGTCGCCAAATCTTACCAACTTGACTTTATCTCCCTTTTTTGCCAGCACGGCAAACTTCTTAGGTCCTTTGGGAGTACGGATTGGTTTGTTGTATCCGGGGAATGTCATTCCTCTGTATTCAACCGCCACGTGCTTTGCTCCACCTTTCTGTGTAACCGCCCATTGCTTTGGCAGAACGCTTCAAGGCTTCTTCTGTGGGTGCTCCCTTAGATCCCGGTTTACGCATACGTTCTTTAGAACCTTCTTTGATTCGCTTACGTTTTGCGTGGATGTTGTCCCAAAGTCCTCTTTGACCCATAGTGTATATACCCCCGGCGGGCTTGATCGGATTCTATATTATGAAATTCTTTATGTCAACACCCCGTAAGATGTTCACGTAAAGAAGGGGCCCGAAGGCCCCGACTTACTTAGGCGAAAGCTTCGCCAGTCTTAGTGCTGAGACCCAGAGGAGCCATGACAGCAACTACACGTACTTTACCATCGAAAGCCGCAGTGATACCCTTTAGAAGGATCTCGTCAGCCGCGATGTACGCTTTAGCACCACCGAATGAGTTCAGTTCTGCTGTTGCGCTATCGGCATCGATATCTGCAACGTAGAAGTCAGCAGTTTCAGAGTCACCCAAGTCTAAAGTACCTGCGTTTCCTGAAGCTGTGATTAGCTGAACACCAGCAGTTAAAACTACTGTTTCGGCAGGAATCTGGAAAACATCAATTGTTTCGTTGATTCCCAAGTTAGTTGTAGAAAAGTCAAGAACTGCTTCTTGAACGTAAGAGTTGGAACCTGCTGAAATATTTGCAGAGTTACCAGTTACGGAATATGTTCCGGCCATTTTTTAATCTCCCTTAAGCGGCAGTTGCAACAACACCTTGTACGAGGGCTTCTGGACGTAAGACCTTGCGGCCAAATACGTGAAGACCACGAACGATGTCGCTGAATGTGTCAGTTGAACGGACAACTTCTGTCTTAGCGATGTGCGATGCAGTCGCTGTAGAAGACATGTGACCCGCAAGAACTACGAAGTCGTTTGTAGTGTCCTGTGAAGTAATAGTCACAACGTCAGTACCAGAGTTGTTCAGCGCAGTTGACTTGTAGCAAGCCATACCTGCAATGTTGCCCTGCATGACGAGACCGTTACGTAATGGTGAAGTTCCGTCGCCAGTTACCTGTACTTCTGCGAACTTAGCACCCGCACCAAACAACGCTTCGTAGAAAGCAGGAGGTGCAACGAAGAAACGATTTTCTTCTGGGATAGACTGGTCGTCTAAAGCACGGGCCATTGCCAACATCATGTTTACAGCAGTGTCACCTTTGGTTGCCGCTGTGTAGATGTTAATTGGAGCGGCCGCAGTACCGAAGTCAGTACCTGTGTTGCCAGCACCGTCAACCATTGCTTGGAGGACGTTAGCATCGTACTTACGCTTCAGAGAGAACGCACCTGAAGATGTAGCCAACGCTTCAAAGTTAACGTGTGACTGACGCTCTTCAATGTCGTCGATCTTGAACGCGAAAGCATTCGCTTGGTCAACAACCATTGTGATCTGGTCGTCAGCGAGGTCTTGTGGGTTTACCACAGCACCACGTGAGTAAGAAGATACAGTGATTGTAGGTTCTTTGATGATGCGGACTGTGTCACCGAAGTTTTCGATTTCACCAGCATAATCAGTGTTTGTGATATCCTCTACGACAGAGGCGCGACGGAAAAACTTCAGGACTTTCTGAGAAAAAATCTCAGGAGTAAAGTTACCTGAAGGCAGGTTGTTATAACCTGATGCGCTATTAAAAGCCATGTTGTTACCCTTCCTTATTATGAGATAGTTAGGTTGTTAAAGTTTATGCTCTATAATCAATTCGGCCTTCAGCCTTGGCGGCGTCGATTTCAGCTTCTAGCTTTTCAAACTGCCACGACTTTAGCCTACCGATTTCTGAAGCTTTCCAGATTTTTTTGTCTGGGCTAGCTTCATTTGCCACGTCTTTAGCTTTAGATTTACTAACCGCTAATGCCGCGTCGACATCGCTTTTTGCCTTCTTGGGAGTTTTAGAAATACCCATGTCGGCTTTATACAAGTCTAGGACTCGGCTTGCCCACTTGACATCGGAATTGTTTTTGTAGATACCATCCGCGATGGTCGATGGTTGTTCATCCAACCATGCTAAAAACTTTTCGTCTGTTTTGAGCGTAGGAAAATCAGGATGCTGATTTAAGAGTTGCTGATAGGCCGCTTGTGATTGAGCTCTTTGCTCTCGGCTTTTCAGTGTCTCTACCTCAGACTTCAATTCCTTTAGCCTGTTTTCTGCTTGAATTGTAGAGATGGTTTCAACCACCTTGTACACGTCGGGGTACTTTTCCTTGAACTCAACAAGTTCTTCCGGTGTTGTTGGTAAGTCCGCCTGTGGCAATCCTTCCTCCGCACCTACCTGCTGTGCATTCTGGATTTGTTCCCGTTCTTGTTTCCACTCTTCAAGTTTAGAGTCGTAGTGCCGCTTGAGGTCGTCATACCGTTTTTTGTAGTCAGTATTAGAACCTTCTGCTGGCTCGGCGAATGCTGTAGTACTTTCTTGTGCTTGTGGGGTAGCCTC